CGGCATACAATTTCAAACCATCTTGGAACTTTAAGTCATTGACTGAAATTATAGCTAAACTGTACAATTTCTCACTCAATTTCATTTGGTTCATCATCGCCTCACGTAGAGGACGATTTAGCCTTAAAAACAATTTCTCCGAGTATGCAGGACGAATTCGGTACATGTCACTGTCTTTCCGCCAAATAAAGCCTAAAAAAGACATACCATCAGGTGTGTCCAATTTTTTGACATACTTTGCCTTCAATCCAGCGGCATTATAAGCATCCATTAAAAATGTAGACTTATCCGCACCCATCTTACTGTGTTTACCATCTTTGCTGGTTAAATACTGTACAAATTCCTTACGAATACCCAACACACAATCATCGCCATGAATGACGCTAACCACCTGTGAAGCACACGTAAAAATAGTAGAGTAATCTGCATAAGCCAATGGTGATGAACCATTAGCAACCAACTGAACAGAAAAATCAAAATTCACAAAGATACTTGCAAAACTATTTATGATAGTAGTTAAATAGTGTCCGCTTGGATTTAAACCCAATCGGGGTCGACAAACTTCATCCACTAGTTCAATATGGTCGCCAATACGGACGAGTTTTGAGCCCGCCAATACTTCTCGTTCAAAAACACACGCAGGATGTTTTGCGTCAATACGCATAACATGACACCACGAATCATAAGCTATACCAATAAGCTGCGAAGATAAACGTAAATCCATGGAACTGACATCAGCCTCATATAATTCACAACCTTCCAACTTACTGGCTATCTTTTGATGACCACCATGAACAAGACAAAATCCCAAAATAAGAGGATTCGTAGTACCACAAGATTCAGTAAAATGATAAGCTTTAGTGTGGGTCATACGTTGAACCAACTCCAAAACCATGTCACCTCCCCATATCAAGCGTTGCCGCATCTCCTCTACTTTTTGGTACGTTGTATGCTCTTCTTTCATAAACATGTTGAAAATGGGGCAATACCCCTCTCCTTCTTGCTGTACCTCACCTGAATTCACACTCTCAACTTGTTTTTTCAACCATTCAGAACATTCCTTGCAATCACAAACTTGCGACTTAGTATTATGCGGCTTCTTACAAACTGGATCCAACATGAACTTAAAACCTGGCGTTTTGTCTCCAGTCTCCTGAATAACTAACGCCATCGCCTCATCATACGTCAAACGCTGTGGTGGTTTAGGAATCCTATGAGTAAAAACTAAATCTAAATATGTATTGAATTTCTTCAACTTATACTCAGGAATTTCTTCACATGGACCACCTAATCTTTGGACTTGTTGAGCACAACTATA